TGTGCCGGTTGTGCCGCTGGCTGCGGCTTGAACACCGTCATCGTAAAATACGGTTGCGCCGCCGCCGCTAAATCTTGCTCCCATTTTGTTCCTTTCAGTTTAACCGAACTCAACCACCGAGTAGCTGCCTCCAGCACCCGTTCCAGCCACCGTCACTTCTCCAACGTAACCGTCCACACTCAATGTGCCGCCCGTGCCGTCTGCCACGGAACTGCATCCCGGCAACACAAAATGCGTTGCGAGTGAGGTTGGGACAGTTCCAGACAAGTTCACATATAACCTGTCCACCGCCATGTTTGTTATGATGAAAGACTTTCGGTAATCGCTTGCCTCTAATGCGGCTGCGGTTATCTTGAATGTGCCGGTGCTGTTCGCCGTGATTGTTCTTGCGCCTGTTACTACTCTTACTTTACTCATATTAGTATGTGCTTACCTTTGGTTTGCGAACTTGCCCCTGCTCCCTGTGTAGGCTGTCCAGCTCGATTGACAGTAGCCCCTCAGCTTTCTGCTCCTCCAGTGGGTTGGGTGTTCCGTTCGCGGTTAAATAATCTGTATAAATTCCTTGGATCAGGTAACCCATAAAGCGGCTGGGAATCTTGATCTTGTCCCAGTTGTCGCCTGCCGAAGGAGCGGGGTCTCCGCTTGTCCCCGCAGAGCCTCCAGCGTCTGTGCCGTCCCTAGCTACTACTACATCCCAAAAATTGTTGCTGGAATACACCTGATCCCCGATTGCGTAATCGCTTGCCGCACTCCACGCATCTCCGGTCAGGTCTGTTCTCGCTTCCCTATACTCCACATACACGCTCGTCTTGCCGCCCCTTGTGTATATGAGCCTGTCAGTGCCATCATCATACAACCTGTAACTCTGGGGGATGGCCTCTGTGGTTAGCAGTGGGTCTTTCTGGTACACCTCTATAACGTCCCCCATCGTTGCCGTCATGGTAAACTTATCGGCGGTTGCAGTGGTGGAGTTCACCACCCTCACCAAGTCAGGCCAAGGAGCCGATATGTAGACAATCGCCAGCCGACGATTTGCCAAGTCCCTGACCTGTTTAAAAAAATGGGTTGGCAGATTATCCCTGTCCAACCCCGCCAGTTGGGCTATCCCGTTTAGTGCTGTGCCAAAATCAAGTGTCAGCATCAGCCGTAACTCTCCCCATCCCTTAGCTTGGAACCGTGCCCAACTTGTGTCTTGGTTCCCTTGCTCTTAACCCTGCACTGCGGATTTTCTGTTAGGTAGCCATCCATGAACTTCTTATCTCTCCAACAATCGTAACCTAAACGCTGACCCCAATAATGATAACTGTCCGCACTAATCTGTGCCTTCATGGCGCCCAAGCCGTCAACCGACCTACGCTCCGTTTGGTTGGTCTGCCCGAGCCGCTTTTGGGCGGCTCGAGCTACAACCTTTTGCCTGTTCCAGCCTGTCTTGAACTCGTCAAGCATCCCGCTAACGAGACCCTCATCGAGCCCTTCTAAGCTAACAAGCATGACTGCTATTAGTCAGAAACTTGGTGGAACTTGCCAAACGCGAGCGGGTTTTTGACAACCAAAGAGGCTACTGCCTCAATGATTCGGCCCTCTCCCGCTCCGCTGTTGGGGATGTTGCCCACTCGAGGCAGCATTCCGTAGCGGATTTCAGTCAGCTCCATGGGGATGACATAAGCCGTAGTGGTCGCCGGGAGAAAGTTATCGACATGGATTGTCAACGTCCCGAAGTCACCCTCGAACACCGTAATAGTGCTCTTGAACGTGGTGTTACCCAGCTCCTGATTAAACGTGCGAACACTTGTTGCCGCAGTGCTGGCAGTAGAAGCAACACTTTCAACCTCAGTCGAGGTCAGGTTAGTGAACGCTCTCTTGATCTTCGTTCCCGCAATCAGATCGTAGGAACGAATGTTGCCGGTCTCTCCGTAGATCGACTCCAACACTCCCTGCACCAAAGACTCATCGAGGAGATCGATGGCACCAACGGTTGTGCCTGTGCCCACATCAGCGATGCTTGCTGTTGGGGTGTCAAAGTTCGTTGGGATCGGAAGCACTCCTCCCCCACCGTTTGTAGTCCACTTGCCCATGCCCCTCGTCTTGTACGGTACGGCTGAGCCGCCGGTTGTTTCCAACACTGGAGCGTTGTCGCTTAGGAAGGTTGCTTCCATGTCCCGTTTCAACTCAACGGTTTTTTTGGCAATCCCTTGGGCGAGCAAAGCCTTTCCCCCAACGGGGTTGGTAACCTCTGCTGCCAACGGGCTAACCTTGGTCGCTCTGCGGAAGTACTGAGCGTAGTTGCTCAACTCGTCCCTGTTGCGAGCGTGGTTCTGGATATACGGTGCGTAGTCAGTTCCGTGACTAACCCCATTGCCTAAGCCACCAGCAACAGTGCTAGTCGCATCAAGGCCATCCCTGTAACCCTCTGTCGTGGTTGCCTCGTGAGCATCCGCACTCCAGCGATGATACATATTCCCCAAGTCTTTTCCCTTGGGTGCCATGCTGGTGAACGGTGTGTCTTTCGCGTCTACTAACGCGATGTAATCTGCTAAGTCCTCCCGCTTGGTTGGGCCTGCTGTTGCGGCGCTTCCACTTCCTTGGAAGTCCGCTTCAAATAATTGTGCCATTTAGATAAAGCCTTTCATTAATTCAGTTAATGAGTCTCGATCCCTTCTCTCAGTGAAGTTTTTGATCACGGCGGCGTTCCGCTTTGAATCCGTATCAATCGACTTGGGAGCTGCGGCTGGCTTTGTGGGTTGAGCTGTCGCCTTTGCAACCTTGGCCTTCTTGCCCTTCGAGTTTTGCAACTCGCTGTAGGCCATCAGCCCAAGCTGATATATGGTGACATCCGCCTTCCACTCAGCGTGTCTCCTTAGCTCTGGACGGTTTCTCAAGATCTCCTGTGCCTGTTGGTACATTTCGTGGGATCGATCTTTCCAGTATGGAAAGGCTTCCTCCACCAACCTTGAGTTTTCCCGCTCGGAGTTCAGATACTCGCGGCGCTTGGGCAACTCCCTCAATGCCTTCCGAGCCCTTCGCTTGATCCCTAGAATGTCCTCCTCGGTGTAATCCTTTTCGCCTTGAGTCGCCCCGTTGGGGTGATCCTCGGCCCAATCATACACCTCCTGAGCTTCCTGAAGTTTGCTTTCAACATCCTTCACCGTCTTCACATCCCCGAATGGGTTGCCATTATCAGCAACCGCAGGGGACTGCTCGTCCTTCTGCTCAAGCTGCGATCTCAGCGAAGCGTTCTCGTCCTCAAGCGTGACAACCTTATCTTCGGCGTCGCGCCTGATCGCGGTCAGTTTGCTGATCCGCTTGAGGAGCCCATCTTGACCCTTAGCGTCAACCGGCTCGTCATCATCTTCACTATTAGAAAGAACCTTCGACTCAGTTTCTGACTCGTCAGTTCCCGAGTCACTCGACTCAGGCGAATCAGATTCCTTTACCCCTTCTTCAGCTTCATCTGCGGGTTGCGTAGGCTCGGGTTCTGTAGCCTCCTGCTCAGGCTCCTCGGGTTTAGCCCCGAAGACTCTGGCAAGTCCCGCTTGGTCAATAAGACCTCCTAAGTTATTCAGCCCTTCCGTTGCTTCCTGCGACTCGGGCAGTGAGTCGCCAGTATCCTGTCCATCAGCCATGCCTTTTATGGGAGCAAGTCCCCGCCAGTATTTCTTTTGTAAAGGGTAAATACAGAAAACCCACGCAGCTATAACGCTACGAGGGCTCAGTTTTCTAGTGTGGTCAGCGAGAAAAACCCGTTAAACCTGTTATACTATAATTTACCTGTTCTTTTTGGCTGCTGTCACAGCGTCGTTGATCAAACTTTGCAGTGATCGAAGCGAGTCCAGCCGACCGGCTGAGTGCGCTCGCTCGTTGTCATCGATGCTGGGAGCGGAAACAAATCCTATCTCCGCATCCACACTTTCATCTATCAGGAGGTTGATCCCCTCCAGCAGATCGTCTGCGTTTCCTGTCGCGAGCTTATCGCTTATTGAGTTCATTGAGTTCATGGGATTTATTGCTGGGCTTGCGGGGCTTGCGGGGCGGCTTGTTGCCCCTGCTGAACCGGCTTGACGCCGATTCGGCCTATCTGCGCGTTCTCCTGCTGCTGCACGTTGAATTGGAGTGACTGCGAATAATTATCCAGCAGCATCTTGAACTGCTCGTCTGCCTTCATCGCCTCCATGGCCTTGGGGTTGCCAGAAACGAGCTGCTCCAAGTATTGCATCTTGCTCTGGGCCGCAGGATCTTTCTCCTGATAATTAGCCTCGTAGCCAGCCATCATCCCCACCAGCTCGCCCTTGGTCTCGTTATATATCTTCTGGGAGGCTGACCCTTGGTCGATGAGAATCTCGTCTGCCAACTCAGGCGCAATACTCCGAACCAGCTTCTCGACAAGCGCGTTGCGCTCGATGGTGCCACCAGCGTCAAGGGGTAGCAGTTGCTGAGCTATTACCTCCATCTTCTTGAGAACATAGTCATCGTTCATGTCACGCGCATCGAACTTCAATATGAAGTCTGGCATCATTGACAAATCTTTGATCTCCAGTGGCACCCCCGTCACCCTCTCGATCTGCTCTGGGGACAGATATTGCAGTGCCAAAGCCAGCATCTGCTGATAAATCTCAGTCCACGAACACAGCCAGTTATTTATCAGCGCCTGCTGCTTCAGCGTGGTTGTGACCGGCGGGATGTTCGTATGGGGCAAGCCGTAGTAATCAGCCGTGTCCTGCATGATCATCTCGATGCATTGCATCGATGTTGCGGGAACCCCTGCGGTCAACAGCAACGGCTGGTAGTCTCCCGGCTTGCTCACCGGCACCATGACGGCTGGGCCGAGATTGTTCACCATCCCGAGCCTGCGGTTATACTGAATCGGCGGGATCGTCTCCAGCGAAGTCCTATCAATGATGGAATCTCGCTGGGCCTTTAACTCGGACTGAGCGCAGGCGCTTACCTCCGCCACACCTCTGCTCTCGGTGATTGCCCTGCGGCTGGGACGCTCCCTGCGGTACTCCACGAATGGGTAGTTGCCGTGCGCGTACCCCACCAGCTCGTGCTTGCCGTACAGAGGCTCGTCAGAGTCTATCTGGGTGGAGTAGGGG